GGGGTGGACGCCGCCCTGCTTTCGATGGCAGGTTCCCTTGGCTAATGAGACCAAGTGACTTCTATAGTCGAGCGACTAGGGCATAGGTACAGCTATACCATAAAACCCCTTACCCCTAGCCAGGGGGTCTGTGCTGTGCGGGAATTACCCAAACAGTGAATCAGATCATCTCTGATTCTCCACCGCGCGCTCTCTGTAGTCTCTCGAGCGCGGCCCGCCTTTCCGGGTTAGATCCCTGGCCAGTGGCGATTGGTTCTATTTTCCTCACCGGGACCTTGGGCACGGGCTGAGGTCTAGTGACAAGCGATTGGGAGATGAGTCTCCTAACCGAACTAGACAGCGCCCTGGCCTGGACCTGGGAAGGCCCTTTGTTTCCGTTTTCGTCATACACACTGTCAACCATAGACCTGACCTGCTCGACTAGCCCCTGGTCAGGGCTTGGGCCAAGCATCTGCAGGTAACTGTCGTAATGCCTCTTCGACAGTGCAGGAGTAGGGCTTGACCAGTCCTCCTCCCTTAGCCATGCAGATATCTGGAGACCATTAGGAATAAATCCCTGTCGAATCCAAAAGTCTACAAACTCATCCTCTGTGTATTCGCGCCCGATTGACACGTTGTTAAGGAAGACTCTCCGGAGCTTGTTTCTCATCTGATGGTCTTTGGATCTAATGATCGCTGCTTGTGTATCCTCTTGTGTAATCCTCCCTGCTCTCTTCACATTCTCTGGGTCAAGTACAATCCCTTGCCTTGCAAGATGTTGGATCTTCACCTCGAGCCGAGCCAGTCTTTCCTCTGTTAGATCTTTGGCCTGCGTTTTGATGTTCACAGCGGCCTTGGTAACCATGTTCACCAGAGCTTTTTCGTGGCCTCGGCTGATGAGCCCGAACATTGCCTCTAGAAGCTCCTGGTTCTGTAGTAGGAATTCGTGAACCGTGACTATCTTCTCCTGAGAGCTTGGGATGGATTGGCCATCCTCTAGAAAAGCATTGCGGGTGTCGTCTGAGATGATTCTCGCCATTTGCTGTGGTGGAACTCCTCCAACATCTTGCCCAGCGTCCAGAAACGGGTTGGTATTTGTTGGTAGGAACTGTACATTCCTTTCTTGGTCCACTTCGCCATTCAAGAATGGATTTGTGTTTGAGAAAGGCACGCTGGCCGAGCTTGCAGTCCAGTGGTTTGGAGTCTCTCGGGGGGTTCTTCTTGGAACGTCCCCTGAGATGTCTAGAAGCCTCTCCAACTGGTGTAGGTTTTGGATTGGCAATCCTTGTGAGTTCCCAAACAGAGGAATCCCAAGGGAGTCCGTCAATTGGGATTTCAGGCTGATGCCAAAAACTTCTCCCACTGACTGTCCTGCAACGGAGCCTGTGAAAGCGGCATATGGAGCCTTCCCCATAATGCCACGTTTTTGTAGCCCTTCGGCTGCATACAATGCAAGCTGGTGTGACGTGCCGGTCACCTTGTTCGGTGTTTTGGAGGTTGCCAGCTTTCCGTCGAATAGTTGATAGCATGGTAGGAGGATGTAGTCGCTTGTTAAAAAAGGAGCGGTGGACACCCGACCATTTGAAACGGCATTGTAGACACGATGTCCTCCTATGGTGTAGTAGGGCATGGTGTCAATGCCGGGGATCTGCTTCCTGAGGGATTCCGTTAGTGAAACAGCAATGAACAGCTCCTCAGGATCAGATGGGACGACCTGGTCGTTGTCCATCATTATAACGGGAAACAAAGCCATGGATGAATGTGACACATCATAAATTACATCAAGCTTGTTGAACTCGGGGTTCCTGGTGGGCTCCCAGTTGCTATCACCTATTGGGGTGTCAGCTGAGTGTGCACTCTTGATCCTCCTTGTCATGGATATTGGTAGTCCACTCGCTGAGTTCCCAATTGGTTGCCCACTGGCACTGTTGCCCAGTACTGTGTTGGCCAGGTTGTCAGCAGCCCCTATAATAGGAGCGAACTGGGGTAGCATGGTCGACGCAACAGGGACAACAAGCTTTTTGATCTGCTTTAGCAGGTGCCAGAAGTCGAAGCTGGAGGCCTCACGATCACCCACATGGTAGTCCGTCATGATGTTCATCTGCATCTTCATCTTCGCGTATTGTGCTAGTGTCATTACGGACCTGATACCTAGTTTTTCCCGATTTGACAGGATGTACTTGACATAGTTAAGGTCTGTAGGGTCACACGTTCCGTAAGACATTGGTAGATTCTTCTGAAGAGCAGGGTTTGGCACCAGCTCATAGTTGTTGACTCCACTAAGGGTAATAGTGGAGCCACTAGCTACTCCCTGGTACCCAATCATAACTGTGGGTGAATTGACGCCGATGGTGGCCCCACCCACAACATGAAAGGTGAAAGACCCGTCAACATTCATGGAGCTCTCCCCGTTCGTGTTGTTGCCAAAAGTGATATGCACTTTGATAGCTGCTACCGGCTCGGGAGGAGGATTCTCATGAAAGAATGAGACGTTTATTTCATTAAGGTTCATGTAGTGGGTTCCGTTGGAGACGCCAACATTGGACCAGATAATGGTCCGCATGCTGCCCTGAATCAGCGTTCCTGATAGGTTCAGAGGCTGATAGTTAGCAGTTACAGTCCACTCGTCTTGCATTGTCATCAGTCCCGACCATGTTACATCGATCGGCCCGACGGAGTCAACGTTAATGTTGAACTCTTTAAAAAACGTTCCTTGACCCGCAACCGTGGTTTGAGGAACTGCGAAAGCCCCCCCATAGCCAAGGTTCTGGGAAGTGTTTGTGATGTGGGTTACGCTGGTTAGTGACGAGGGTGACTCGTCGCCAAGCCTGACGTAGGGGTTATTAAAGCCCTGTGGCAGGCTTAGTACGGCCAGACCGTCACCAACCAGAACATTGCCTACCTTGTCCAAAGGATTGGAGGTTATCGATAGGATCCGATCGTAGTTTAGGTTTGAGACTTCACTAAGTGTACCCTGAAACCATACGGCGTTGAAGGTTCCAGTAAGGGCGTAGACGCCTGATGGTATGGAACTCGACTTGACACTCACTGCTCCTGAGATGAGTCGTCCATAATCATAGGACTTCTTTAGCTCCTGTGCAGTGTATATGTATTGGTCGAACGCCCACACCGAGTTTTCAGCGTCCCACCTGTAATGGAACCCAGCAACGCTGGATGGGGTGTTTGGGTAGAAGACAATCAAACCGGTGCCTGATGCACCTGTCTTAAGGTTGTAGGTGATTGTCTCCGCGCGGTTAATGTGGCGAATCATTATGTCGTCAGGGATGTCGGCGATGAATTGGGCTGGGTCCAACAGGGTCTTGAGGTACTCGTTTGAGGTATTCATTTTCATCAATCATGAAATAGTTTTCAAAAGGGTTTTTGGGGAGTTCATGCTGCAACTGAGTATCCCCTTACTCATCAACTGGGTCGGCCTGGTCGGCCGCCA